GTATCAAGATGATATTATAGCAACAGGTAAAATAGCAAGAGAGCATGCAGAACTTGAAGAAGAGGTTGGTAGTGTGCGGGCAGATATTTGGAAAAGAATCTCAGAACAGGTAAGAGCTGTCAATCTTCAGTATGATAATATTAATCGCAATCTGAAGATGACGGAAGAGCTCCAGGACTCTCTTTCTGAACTAACGAGTACGGCATATGAACATCGAAAGAGATTGCTTGAAATTGAAGTCGAAAATATGAGGAAAACGGCAGGAATTACTAAAGAGCTGAAGAAAGCGATTGATGAATATTATAAACATCGAATGATTCAGATCGAACGTGACTTCAACTATATGAATGAATTAGCTGAGCGAACAGCTGATTCAATGGAAGCCTCTTTCTCAGATTTGTTTTTTGATGTCATAACAGGAGATTTTGAAGATTTGGAAGATTTGGTTACACGAGTTCTTCAAAATATTCAAAGAATCTTGACTGATGTCTTAGCACAGATGTTGAGAGCAAAGTTGATCGGTGAGCAGATTGGAACAAGTCAATGGACAGGTGGATGGCTTACTGATCTATTTAAAGGAGGCGGATCAGCTGGACCTCCAGTTGCAGTTGGAAGTGGATACGTACCATCATATCATGCAGGTGGGATTGCAGGTATAACACATCCTCGTGTACAGGTACCTGATTGGTTTTCGACATTTGCACCAAGGTTGCATAACGGTTTGAAAGCTGATGAATACCCTGCAATTCTCCAAGCAGGTGAACGGGTCATTAAGCGTGGTGGACAAGATGAAGATAAAGTAAACATTCAAATCAATAATTACACAAACGAGAAAGCTGAAGTTAAAGAGGATCGAAGTCCATATGGAGGTCGTGACATCACAGTTATAATCGGAGAGGCTTTGGGAAAAGATGTAACTCAAGGTGGACCTCTACATCAATCAATGCGTAGAACTTTTGGACTTACACCTGTCACAGCAGGGAGATAGATATGGCAGATTGGCCAGCAGCGTTTTATGGATGTATAATCAAAGGTAGCTTTTCAGAAACGCCTCCGCAGAATGTACTCCGGACGCAGATGGATGTTGGTCCAGCGAAGCTGAGGAGGAGATCAACTGCCGGCGTTAGAGTTTTTAGTTTGAACCTCTTTTTAACGAAAGCTCAAGTAGCCACTTTTGATACATTCTATGTAACTACAATACAAAGTGGATCACTTAAATTTAATATGTATCACCCGAGGACACATGTAACAGGTGAGTATCGCATCGTTAATCAGCCTATATATGTACCAATAAATGAAGGATATGATGTCAAAGTCAGTTTGGAATTGTTGCCATGAGTCGAAATGTATCTAATGCTTTCAAGTCAGCAGCTTTTAAACAAGAAACAGATGAAGCATTTTTGGTGTTGCTTGAGATTGACCATGCTAATCTCTCTGAACCTATACGAGTTACATCGAATGGCATAGGGACTGTAAGTAATGGTAATACATTTGTTGCATATCCTTTTGAGTTGTCACTTCCATCTAACCCCGAAACAGGAATAAGCCAAGCACAGTTGACTATTGACAATGTGAGTCAGGACATTATTGTCTCTATTCGCAATATTACAACACCTCCGACAGTTGTCATCCAAGTTGTGTTGGCAAGTGATCCAGATACAGTCGAGGCTGAATTTTCTGGATTTGAATTGAAGAATGTGTCATATGATGCATTGACAATATCTGGAACTATAACCATCGAGTCTTTCATGAATGAGCCATATCCTGGAGGCTCATTTTTACCTTCAACATTTCCTGGATTATTTTAATGGGATTAAGTGAATACATTGGAATACCTTATGGTGATCATGGTCGCAACCAAAAGGCTCTTGACTGTTGGGGATTACTTTGGTTGATTTACAAAGAGCAGTTTAATATCGGATTGCCATCATATACTGATCGGTATGCAAGTGCAGAAGATCAAGAAACCGTTTCTCATTTAATTCATAATGAAATTGGGCCATGGACTCAAGTTGATGCTAATCAGGTACAGTTTGGCGATGCAGTCCTTCTCCGAATTAAAGGAGAGCCTTGGCATATTGGAGTAGTCATCTCTCAAGGATTGATGATTCATGTAATGAAAGGTATCGATGTTTGTCTTGAACGGTATGATCGATCTATGTGGCAACATCGAGTAATGGGTATCTATCGTCATGAGGCTTTGGTATGAATTTACTGCCGATGATTATTGAGCAGAATAAGATGGTCATCTGTCCTAATCCATTCTCTATGGAACGTGTGAGTGGATTTGTGTCACATGGTCTTACCATCCGTGAGATTCTTGATACTAAGAATCTTGCAACAAGTCCTGATGTATCTGCAAGAGTTTTGGTTGAAGATCTTGTAATACCTGAGATACTTTGGGATACCTATCGACCTCTTCCTGGATCACTAATCATTGTCCGTGCTGTTCCGATGGGTGGAAATGGGGATAACAAGTCAGTTATGCGTGCAATTTTAATGATTGCAGTTGTGGCGTTCTCAATGTATGTTGGAGCACCTTATGTAGGCATAGAATTGATGGGTTTAGCTAAGGACAGCATGGGTGTTTATGCCCTCGGAGTCGGCATGGGAACGGTTGGCAGCATGCTCCTCAACGCTCTCATTCCTCCACCTCTTCAGAAACTTGATGAACGTACTGGCCTTGATATAACCCGAAGTCCATCACTTTCTGGTGCATCAAATCAAATAAATAAATATGGTCCGATTCCTAAAATTCTTGGGAAACATAAGATAACACCTCCTTTCGCAGCGGAGCCTTATACATCATTCAACGGAAATGATCAATATTTACATCTTCTTTTTTGTATAGGCTATGGACCTTTGTTGATAGAGGATTTGAAGATAGGTGATACTGATCTCACAAAGTTTGATGACATCTACTACGAAGGTCGTGCAGGATATGATAGTGATTCTCCATTGAATATTGCATGGACAGTCCATGAAGAGGCACTTTCTATTCTCTTAAAACAAGTTGATGGATATCATATACGAACTACTGAGGAAGATGTCCGAGAAATTATCGTTGATCTTGTATGTCCAACAGGTATGTTTACACTGACTGCTGATGGCAAAAAAGGATTGCGATCAGTTCACTTTGAAATTCAATATGCACCAACAGGTACATCCGACTGGAGCATTGATTCTACTTATACACATTTCGATCTAAGACAATCACCTATTATGACAGCTCCTGTACATCCTATAGATCCTGATGGCATATTAGTAACTGCAAGGGCTGATGTAGTTTGTCTTGATAAATCAACAGGAGAGATAGTGGTTGTAGAAGGTTATGCAGGTTATGAAGGTTATCTCACTCTACCTGCTATTCCGATTGAGTATGCACCACTTGCTGGTGTGATACGGATCAAAGGCGAAAGTGCTATTGTAGATGGTTGGATGTGGGATATGCGAGATTCAAGACTTGAATCAAAACTATCCACTGATTTTGAAACAACTGCAACTTCTCCAGCTTCAAATAGAGTTGAGGTTGCTGCAGGTGATCTTCTTATGACTTCTGCTATGCAAGGAAGATCATCAAGTACCCTACGAAAAAGTTTTAGATTTCGTGTATCTGAAGGTCAGTATGATGTACGAATTAAACGCATTACTACAGATGCGGCTGAAGGATCAACTTTAATTTATGATGAAGTTTATTGGACATCGCTTAAAAATGTATTTCATGAGAATCCGATCGCACTTTCTAATATAGCATCCATCTATTTGAGGGTACGAGCAACTGAGCAACTTAATGGGATAGTACAAAATTTCAGCTGTGTTGTGACATCGGTAATCCGTGACTGGACTGGAGCAGCTTGGGAATATCGAACAACAAATAATCCAGCTTCGCTTTTTCGTGAGATTTTACAAGGATTAGGAAATAATCGACCTCTTGCAGATGCGCGTATCGACTTAACTGCATTGCAAACGTGGCATGGACATTGTAATACAAATGGATTTACATACAATCAGCCGATAGATTTTCGATCTTCTATTGAAGATATGTTACGAGAAGTTGCTGCTGCAGGACGTGCTGTGCCATCGTACATTGATGGAAAGTATTCAATAGTTGAAGATGTTGAACAAGCCACACCTATCCAGCATTTCACGCCTCGAAACTCTTGGGGATTTTCATCTGACAAGCGTTTTGTGGATATGCCACACGGTTTTAGATGCTTATTCCCCAACGAGGATAAAGACTATGTAGAAGATGAACGTATTGTATATGATGATGGATACCATTCCGGAAATGCTACAGATTTCGAGATGTTGCAACTTCCTGGAGTTACGGATAAGGATGCTGTTTGGAAACATGGCCGATATCATATCGCTGCTGCAAGATTACGGCCTGAAACATATAGTTGGTATGCAGATGTTGAAAACATTGTCTGCACACGAGGAGATTTAGTTAGAGTATCTCATGATGTACCTCTTTGGGGAGTTGCATGGGGACGTGTAAAAGAGATTCAAGTTGATAATGGCAATACCACTGGCGTTACGATGGATGAAGAGATGCCAATGGAACTTGAGGAGAGTTACTGCATTCGCTTCCGTAAATCTGATGGAATAAGTGTCCTATGCAATGTAGTCCTTGATGCAGGTATTCCAAAAACTATCGTATTCACAACTCCAGTTGTAACAGCTGATGGTCCAGCTGTCGGTGATCTTGGCCTTTTTGGAAAGCGGGGAAGTGAATCGGTTGAATGTATTATTAAAAATATCGAGCCTGGACCTGAATTATCCGCTCGAATTGTAGCTGTCGATGCAGCTGCTGCAATATACGATTCCGATACTGGAACTATACCCGCATTCGACAGCCAAATAACGCTGCCTTTTAATCCCCTAAATGCTATCGGCTTACCTGTTATTGATACTATTCGATCTGATGAAACGGTTCTTGTGAGACAGATTGATGGATCGTTTGCTCCACGGATATTAATTACGTTTATACATACACAAGCATTTATGTATTCACTTGTAGAGGCTATTGAAATTGAATATCGACTAAGTGATTCTGATGACCTTTGGAAACATGTAGAAATTCCAATTACAGTTTTTGAAGTATCTCTTGTCGACGTTGAAGATAGTTTTATATATGATATTCGATGTCGATATCGCCTCATAGAAAAACAGGTTAGTGAATGGCTGTTGAGAGAAAATTATACTGTGATAGGACTTTCATCTTCTCCTCCCGATATCGAGTGGTTGATGATAAACGACATGCTTCTCACTTGGAAATATCCTGTAGTGCCATTAGATTGGGCAGGTTTTGAATTGCGTTACCATAATGGTCGGCTTAATCAATCTTGGGAATCTGCACATAAAGTTCAAGATGGTTTAATCACGACGACGTTTTATGATGCAACAGCTGTTGGAACGTATGAGAAAACCTTCCTACTTAAGGCTGTTGACATTGCAGGAAATTATAGCGAGAATGCAGCTACTCTCATCACTGATCTTGGTGATCCTGTTGTAGATAATTTAGTTGAATCTGTAGACTACGAAGCTCTCAACTTTCCAGGAACAATTACAGATGGATCAATTGTTGGTGATGATATTGTAGCTGATGAAACAGCAGGTGGTGTATTACTTTGGTCAGATGATAGTAGTGCATATTGGTCGAAGGATGATTCTGCTACTTTATGGATTGTTTCGTATCTCATACTTCAATATGAATTTGATCTTCTGCCTGTTTTAGTTGATGTGGATTCAGGTCTGACATATAGCAATCCGAGATTATTTCTGGAATATGAACTTGAAGGTATATCACCTCTTGTCGAATATGTAACAGGTGGTGACAATCTTTTTTGGGAGGTGGATTCCATACTTTTATGGTCAAGTGATTCTACACTTTTATGGAGCTCTTCTGATGCATTAAATGACTGGCCTGGATCGCTAAGCAATCTCAAACGACAGAGATATACATTTTTAATTACTATCCAAGGTGGTCGTATCCAAGGAAAAGTAAAAGAGCTGGAGATTGTGACTGATGTGCCTGACGTTGAGGAGACGTTAGAAGATGTAAGCATTGAAGCTGCTGGCACTCGACTATCACTTACCAAAACATTTATCAGCATTAAGGTTGTAAATATGGTTCTTCAGGATGATGGAGGTTCTGCCATGAGCCTCGTAGCTATTGATAAACTTAGAACAGGACCACTTATCAAGGCATATACCGAAGGTGGTGTAGCAACTACCGCAGTTATTGATGCGAGGATTCAAGGATATTAAGGAGGTAAAGTTATGACTATATTACCAGCATCTGGATATTGGGAAAATAATGCAAGAACAGAGGGTGAAGGAAAACAATGGGGTGAAGATGTTCGAGATGTGATAGCTGAATTACTTGGAGGTGCTGCTGCAACACAGCTTACGATTGTGTCTGGAGCCATTGTACCTACTCTTGGTTGTCATACAATAGAGGGCGAGGGAGCTGCATCTGATGATTTGATGAATATTACAACGACTAATACTCCTGATGGGAGATTGTTGTTAATAACTGCATACAACGCTGCTCATGTAATTACTGTGAAACATGCAGCAGGAGGTGCAGGACAGATACATTTACAAAGTTCGGCTGATGTTGTTCTTGATGCAACGACAAAATGGGTACTGCTTAAACGTACTGGAGCTGATTGGTATGAGATTATGTGGAGTCATCATGCAGCAAGACATGAACGAGCTGGTGCAGCAGAGATTGATGGTGATCATTTAGATATTGATTGGAATCCGACATATTCAGTCCCTGCGACAACACCAAGTGAAGCTGCAAACGTCAATGATTTGACTGCACATCTCTACGGCCTCGACATAGCTCTTGGGTGGTTTACTATGGGATATAAGCAGCGATCTCAATTTACTTATAATGGAGGTGTGGTTGCATATACAATCAAAGCTGAGCCTGCGATGTACATGTGTAAGGAAAAGGTATGTCAATGGAAAGCTGAGTTAACAACTGGAGCTATTGGAACACCTGCAGCAGATGATTGGTATTATTTGTATCTCGACTACTCCGGAATCACAAGCGGAACAGCGATAACAACTTCGGAACTCATCTGGTCGAATACAGAACCTGCTTGGAATGATACATATGCAGCGTGGTATAATGGAGATGATCGATGCATTTTTGCTGTTCGGACTAATGGAACTCCGAATAACATTCTTGAATTTTTTCATAATGGAGATTTTTGTGTATATGCAGACATGATTATTGATCACGCTGCAGCAAGTGTATCTTCATGGGAAGATGTTGTTTTAACCATTCCAAAATTCACCAAAAGAGCTGAATGTACTTTCAGTGGAACAGCAGCTGGAGGTGATTTAGAATCAGCTTTCTGGAGAACAAATGGTCAAACAGGATCAACAGGACATCGCGTATATCGCATTGATGATGATAATGCAAAAGCTCCTGTGAATACTTGTATTGTTATGACAGATATATCCCAAACAATAGAAATTGATGACGACTCAAACGGCACTATAGAAGTTGCAACTGATGGTTTTTATTTACCTGATAGCATATAGGAGGAAAAGTAGATGGGAGATAACCCAAAATACTGTCAAGTGCCTGGATGTAAAGAAGATATCATAGATCGCATAAACAAAGCTAAGAGTTCGCTTCACGAAAAAATTAATTTGGTAATCAAGTCAAAGATATCCAAAGCGGGAGTTTATGCAGTTGCTACATTATCAGTGCTCATTTTATTAGGTACATCAACATTAATGTATGCATCATATGCATC